ATGTATCCATGTAAATTTGTAATTGATGATACTAATTTTGTTGTAGATATTCCAGAAGTACCAGAGCAATTTGAATTCTATTATTTAAAGGATAAAAAAATACAAATTGTAGAAATTAGAAAAGTATTACTTACAGATCTAAAAGTAAATACATATAAAAAAGTATTTTTCCAATACGAGGTTTTATGTAAAGCTGCTGATTAGTTTCAGTAGCTTTTTTAATATCATTAATGAAAGTTATTTTTTTAGATGTTACAATTTTAATATAAGGGGGCGAATTTTATGCTAAAAAAATATTTATTTATGCTTATATCTATTTTATTATCTATTGGTTTTATCGGATGTACTAAAAGTAATAGCACCATTAATACCTCAAGTGATATAAATGAAAATAATATAGATACAATAAGAATAAAAAAGGATTTTGAATTATATTCAGTTGATGTTGAATTTTGGACTGAGGGAAAAAATTTATATGTAAAAAATAATGGAGATGAAGAAATATATATTCAAGTTCATTATGATTATGCTGAAGGTGATGGTGATTCATATACTGCATCAGGGCATATTAAGCCTAATAGTAAAGGAGAATTGATGCATGAGATTTATGATACTGTTAATGACAAGAGCAGAAAATATCATGCATTCGAAGATTATTTTTATAAAGATCATGCTAACGGATGTGGTGATCCAATTAATGGATTTTTTAAAACAGATAAGAATGTAGTTCTAACAATGATTAGGTTTGGAAATAAAGATTGGGATTATTATGATATAGAATATGATCAAGAAAAAGATGTATTTATATTTAATGGAGTGCAACATGGATTTGATGGATATGATGGTGTAGGTGCTTGTAAAATAAAATATACACATGATAAAGAAAAATTATAATAATTTTAGGCAAAGCTGCTGATTAATTTCAGTAGCTTTTTTTGTGGATAAGCCTGTTGATAAGTATGTGTATAACTATGTGGATAAATTTGAATAGTGCAATATTACTATATTAAATAGGGAATTTTTACTCTATTGAATGATGTAATTTTACCTTATTGAATAGTGTAATTTTACACCATTGAAAGGGGAACTTTTACACTACTATATATTAATATAATTATTAATATAAATATCTATTATAAATTATTAATTATAAGTAATTGATATTTTAATTAATAATAAACAATAAAAAAGAGAACTCTTTTAAAAAGTCCTCTTAGTTAATCTTTTATTACTTCAAATAGATCATTTGGAGTACAATCTAAAGCTATTAAAAGTTTGCTTAATACTTCAAAGCTTATAGATTTAGTTTCATTATTGCACATCTTACTAATATTGCCATATGAGATATTTGTTTCTTTTGATAGCCAATATTTTGTTTTATTTTTCTTGTCTAAAATATTTTCTAAATTTAATTGTACCATTTATACACTCCTTTTAAATAAAGCTATTATATTAACTATTATATCACATAATTAACCTGAATATATACTATCTATAAATATAATATTTAAATAATATATAATATTTATAAATATATTATTGACAAATAATATAATAATAACTATACTTTACTTATAGATATGATATCTGTAGATATGATAATTTTAAGTAGGGTGGTGAAAAAAGTGATTGATCTAAAAGGTATATGGAATGATAAAGACTTAAAGGGAAATGAAAAATTAGTATTAATATATTTAGCTAGTTACAACAACAAAAAATATGGATATGCATTCCCAAAAAGAGAACAAATTGCAGAAGGTACAAGAATAAGCCTAAAGACTATAAGCAAAGTTTTAAATGCCTTAGAGTGTAAAGGCTATATATTAAGACAAAGAAATCCTTTAAAAGCAGGTAAAAATAATATATATTACATCAACAAATATTTAGTATATGATACTGAAGAAAATGATGATAATAGTGAGCCAGTACCACAAGAAGAGCCTTTAGAAGATCAATCAACTACTAACTCAGATATCGATGCAAAAGACGATATAGAGCCACCTGTAGAGCAATCTACTAATGAATTACTAATAAGTAAAAATGCTAAAGTTATAAGATCATTAAATCAAAAAGATATAGATATGTTAAATGAACTTGATAGTGACTTACTTATAAAAGCGATAGATAGAGCCAATTTATATAAACCAAATGGATATCATTTGATATATGTGATTAGATGTTACGAAAGCATTGAAAAGGAACTAGAAAACGAGAACAAAAAGAACATAGATAATAACTCAAATAATAATCCAAAAGCCGACACAAAGGCAAATACAAAGGATTATCACAATAATAATTACTCAGTAAAAACTAAGTACCATGACACTTTTAATGAGCATTTTAGAAAATATACAGAGGATGAATTGGAAAGAAAATTATTAAAATTACAAGCTAAAAGAAAAGAACTAGCATAGGGGGTTGTTAAAACAATGGATTTAATAAAAGAAATAAATAATATAGTGAAAAATATTGATATCGATTTAGGGAACTCAAATTACAAAGCATTAGTTAACGATAAAAAAATAATGGATAATTCAAATGTTGAAGAAGTCGAAACTGGAACATTTGGAGCATACGAAATCAATGGGAGATCTTATATATTTGGTGAGGCTGCAAGATCTAAAAAAAATACAAATAAGATATGCATCGAGAAAAAAGCACTTTTAGGTAAAGTATTATATTCATTTGTAGAAGATGGACAAGAAATTGATATAACAACTTTATTACCTTTAAGCCTTTATATATCAAATGAGAATAAAGAAAAATATAAGGACTTATTAAAAGGTGATTATGCAGTAACGAATCCAAATGGATATACTAAAAAATTCAAAGTAACAAATGTAGAGGTATGTGCTGAGGGATTCTCTAGTTTAGTAACAGATGCAAAACTATTAAATCAAGCTTTATATTTGGTCGATGTTGGGGGCGTAGATCTATCGGCTACTTATGTAAATAGAACACCAGTAGTAAAGCAATCTTTTACATCAGAGAGAGGCATGAATATATTTTATAGTGAGCTTGGAAAAGTATTAACTAGTAAGCTGCTAGAAACCTATACAGATAAAGATGCAGAACTATTATTCAATAAATATGATGGCTTAAAAGATGATCTAAAAGAAATTATAGATATATTTGCAACTGAGTATATAGAAAATCATATATATAAGCCATTAGCCGATATTGGGTATAAGAGCCTAATTCATAAGCTTGTATTAGTAGGTGGTGGAGCAATTGCATTACAAAGATATTTAGCACAAGATGGTAATATAACAATTCTACCTGATGCACTTTGGAGTAATGTTATGGGTGCTGATATTATAAGCAAAAGAAGGGCGAAATAATATGTGGATTAAATTTGAAGTAAAGGGAGAACTATTAGATCAGATAAAAAAAGAGAGCAAGGACGAGTGCAGAACACCGACACAACAAGCGCTATATATTATTAAAAGTTACTATAAAGATAAATTAGTTCCTAATAGTTCTAATAAAGAACTAACAGTAACAGATAATAACAATCAAGATACTACAGTAACTAATAAAGAACAAAAGGAAACTAATGATTACTCAGAGATATCGAGTGATGTAATAGATTTTTAGGGGGAGATAACAAATGGAAATAGTAAAGATAGGACGTTGGCAATATAAAATTATAGGTGTACCTATGTTGACATTTGATAACTACTGGAAAGCAGATTTATTTATTAACCACAACATATTTTTATAATCGAAATAATGAAAGAGTAATAAGATCAGGACTCTTAGAAAATAATTACAATTTCTAGGAGTCCTTTTAAAAGGGGTGAGCATCGTGAATAAAATTGAAATAGTTGATAAAGAAACAAATACTAAAGCAACATATGTTTTACAAGAGGATGCAAGAAGTGATGAATATTATAATCAGTATGAGGAGTTATTAAAATTTTTAATTAGTGGAGTATTAAAAGTTAGCAAATTCAGTTTGTATATAGTAATAAACCTTCTAAAGTTATTTATAAAAGTAACAGAAGGTTTATTACTAAATGGATATGAGCCTTTTAAAAAGGTAGTAGATACTAAGGAGAATTTTTTAAATAGAATAGCTGAAAAAGAAATTAACAAGCACGAGGTCAATTATACAGTAGCAAAACTAACAAGACACACATTTGAATTTGAAAGAAGTGAGTTATATTCCACAACATATAAATATCTTCAAGAAAAGCTGAAAGATTTTGCAGACAATAACGTAGCGATTAACCATGATATTTATAAAGATATATTAACCAAAGTAGATATACTTACTGTAGAGGCGGATAAGAAGGCATTACAGGAAGGATACCATTATGCAAAACTTACTAAATATAAATTATCAAATAAAGAAGTATATAACGATTTCTTACAATATCAAATAATGCGAGGTGAAGGGGATGGCAAGGCTAATAAGGAATACAGAGCAAGTGGAGATTGATAGTAATTTACAACAACTTTTACATTATGGTGAGATCATAAAGCCGATACCATATTATAAGAATTATTTTGTTACAAATACAGGGAGAGTATTTAGTGCAAAAAGAAAAATAGAATATGATACTCTAAGAGGTGATAACTACCATTGTATACTTTGGAAAGAAATTAAGCCACGATTAATAAATGGTTATTTAGCAATAAATATTATAAATGATCAGGGGAATAGAAAAACAGAGTATATACACTATTTAGTATATATAGCATTTAATAATTATCTTGATAAGAGAGTTCTTAAAATAGTACATAAAGATCGTAACAAATTAAACAACAATATAAATAATCTAGCAGTTACTTGGAGAAAAAAAGGGGATTATCAGGAGCATAAGAATTGGTTATATCGTGAGAATATGCGACAAATTTATAATGAGTAATCGACTGAGGGAGCATCATAAAACTTATTTAAGAGGGTATCCCAATAAAGCACATTGAAGAGGGGGTTATAATACTTGATAAAACTATAAATAATAGTGGTTGAGAGAGTATCCCTCTTTCAAGGTGTATCCCAAAAAATCAAGCTGATAATTTAATTTTAAAAAATAAAAATAATATAAAGGGAAGAGGGATAAACAATATGGAAACAATGAAAGTTTAGGGGACATAATACTAAATTATTGCTACAATTATTATATAGATATGACATATGAACAAAAAGAGTATCTAGAAATAATATAAATTTTTTATAAGGGGGCAAGGTGAGTAAAATGGGATTAAGAGTAAGAAAAAGCATTAAATTAGGAAAACATGTGAAATTAAATGTTTGGAGAAATGGAGTAAGTTATCATGTACCTAATAATAAAAATACAAAAGTAAAAACTAAGATAAGTACTCCAGTAAGAACTCAACAAAAAACAATGCCAATAGAAACAAAACATATACTTATAAAATATATTAATTTTATAGTTAAAATAATATTATACCTAATTTCTGTATTTGGTGCAGTAAGTTTTATATGTGTTTTATTTGGTGGTGGTAATATTGCTACATTATTTGGAACTATAATAATTACTTTAGGATCAGGAATAGCTGCTAAAAAAATTAATATAAAAATATACAATGGTGAGACTAAGAGTCTAAATATGATGATTTTAATATAAAAGGGGGAGTTTTTATGAAAAATAAAATAATTACATTATTATTAATTACTATGTTTTCTGTTACTGGTTGCGCACAAACAAAAACAACATCAGTAATTAGTTCATCATCACCTAGTTCGTCATCGATGAGTAGTTCATCTGTAGTAAATAGTTCAAGTGAACAAATAAGTTACAAATTTGATTTAGAAGAATATGATAGAGAGTATCAAACACTATTTGAAAATCCATATAAAGAATATTTATTTACAGGTGAAATAATATATTCTCAATATGTGAATGGGGATTATAAGATAATTATGGCATTTGAAGGGGATTCAGATAAATTACTTTATTTTTATAATCCAAAAGAAGTAGATTATAAAGAACTTAATAAAGGCGATATAATTACAATTGATGGAAGAACAACATTAGATACATATAATTATGAAGGAGAAGAAGTTCCTACATTAGAAATAAAAGATTTTACAAAATAAAAACTATTAAAATAAGCAAGAATTATTAATTTAGTCCTTGTTTATTTTTTTTGAAAAAATTTCAAATTTCTTTTACATTTTTGTAATACAAAGGATAACTAATATATGTAAAAGGTAATTACATAGTACAACAAAAATAAGATGAGAGGAAAGATAATATGAAAAAAATAAAAGAGAAAACAATAACTATCAGAATAACAGAAGAGTCAAAAAAAAGATTAAAAGAAAAAGCAGAGAAAGATCATAGAACTATTTCAAATGTAATAGGAATATTAATTGCAAATTATTTAGAAGAAAAAGAAGAGGAGATATAAAAATGCAACAAGATTATAAAGAACTATTAGAGAAATTAGTAGAAAAATTATTGGAAGAAAAACAAGATCAACTACTAAAGCAAATAAAAGATAAATCAGTAGAAAATATAAAAGTTGAAGAAGAACAAGTAAAAGAAGTTTTTAAAGAATATTTATTAAATTACTTTGAAAGTAAATTTGATTATACAAGTGCTAAAGAATTAACTATGATGTATATCAAATTTTATAATAAACATGATTTAAAAGAAATCGTAGATAGATTAGTAAAATAAAAGTAAAAAGACTTTAGATTATCATGATCTAAAGTCTTTAAGATAAATTTTGAAAGGATGAAGAAAATGCAAAAATACGGATTAGAAATAGGAAAAGAATATAAAACAAATGAAGTATATAAAAATATATTTAAAAAAGAACTGCCTAATGGTGGTAATAATAGAAAAAAACAGGTTGAGAACATCAATTGCTTTCTAAAATATGAAAAAGGTAACAAAAGAGGATATATAAAAATACTTGAATTCTTAGACAAACCTTTACCAGTTGTAGAAGATAAAAGAGTATTTAATAAAGGTGGAAATAATATAGATACTGCTATTGATCTTGAAACAATCATTGTATATTTAGTTAATGAACATGTTAAAAAACATAAAGACGAGTCTTTATTTTTATCAAAAAGTAATGCTTTAGTTGTTTGTAATTTAATACATGAGAACTATAAAAAAGCAAATGCTAAAACTAGTGAAGTAGCTCAAGAACTTGATATAGATGAAGAATATTTAAGAAAGTTTTTTATCAAAAATCATAATCAAATAACACGAAAATTAGAGAGAGCATTAAACAGACTTCACTCTCAAAGATGTATAAATTTTAATAAATGTTTTATTATTATAGAGCATGATGAAATTACTAAAACTATTAAACATAGAGTAAGCACAAGAAAAGAATCTGATGCTATATTAAGCATAGAGGCAAGAATATTAAGTGAATTAGGATTAAACAATAAAGGCGAAGTATACATAAGAAATATGAACAAAAGTTTTAAAAGAAAATGTGAAGATCAATTAAGAAAACATGAGGATATTTTCAAAGATAATAAAAATAAATATTATATTGGATACTATGAAGGATATGAAATTAGAGCGACAGAGGAAACTATGAAAAGAGCAATAGATGTATTACAATATGATATTGCATCAATAGAGGTTAATAATAAAATACTTATTCAATGTGATAAAACCATGAAAAAGGATCAATTAGAGATTATAAGCAAATTAGACGATCAAATAGATTCATTAAAGAATGTGGCATTTGGAGAGCCTCCTGAAGAGTTTATAGATATGCATGAAAGAACAAAAGAAACTTATAAAGGAATTAGTTCATTCTTAATAAAAGGTGAAATTACAGAAGAGTTTAAAAAAGCAGCAAGTAAAGATGCTATAGAATTTTTTTCTGTAGATTAACATAGATAGAAATAGGCTATGTTTTAAATAAGTGTTGAAAATAATACAATATAATTAACTTAGTAATTGTTATAAAATAAGAACAATTTAAAGTAAGTTATAAAATAACTATATCTCAGAAATTTATGTATTTAGAATACTAAAGCGTTGTTATTTTTCTGCTATATTTATCACGAAGAAAGCTAACATAGCCAAAAATAAAAACTTAAATATTAAGATTGTTTAAATTATTTATAAATTATAAATAATAGCTTTTTAAATTGGTAAAAGTATTATAAAATAATATTATAATAATTTATAATTTGGGGGGCAATATGAGCAATATAAAATATATTTTTAATAAGGTAAGTCCTTACA